ATGATTACCAAAGCAGAACAAGACGCCATCAATTTAGCGATGGAAAGAGAAGAGGCCAAAAAGATGTTAAATATATTTGATGAACTGACTAACCTATCTGAATTAGATAGAAAGAGACTTAAAGACCTAGAGGCGGTGATTGATGATTTCCTCGATAGTCGATGGGAAGCGGCCAAGGCATTAACGACCATCAAGCAACAAAAACTTTACCCACAAGACACATTCAAGCAATACATTGCAGAGCGTTGGGACCATAGCCGAAATCAGGCTTATGAAATGATAACTTGGCATGAGGCAAACGAGGCGGCGGGTACGGATGAAAACAACCGACTTTCAACAGTTGCAACTTTGCCATTGCGAAAAAACTTATTTACCAAGCAGGGCAGAAAGAAAATCGGCAAGGTTGTTAAAGCAGCCCGCAAAATATCAAAGAAACGAGGCGGGTTACAAACGACAGCAAAAGACATAAAAGAGGCGAAGCAAGAGGTACTAGGCACCACCCCAGCACCAGAGGCGAAGCCAGAGCCAACGCCAACAAAGCCAGATTACAAAGTTTACATAAAGGTTTATGGGCAGGGGGTGGCCAAACTTAAACACATTTTTTCTATGAGCGGTTTGCCCTATAAGAAGGAGGGCCAATTTTACAACACAACAACAACCAACTTGCCGCCATTGATGGTAAAGATAGCGGCGTTGCTAGATGAGATTGACAACGTAGAGATAAGAATCAAGCGGCTGTAATGACCTCATTTCACCGAGACACCAACACATCAACTAGCAAGAGCCAAAGACCAATCAGGCGGGGCAGGATCAAAGAATTTAAGCACCAACCTTTCCATTGATGCAAATTCCCTTTGTTCAATCTCGTTTCTTGTCAACATTTCAGGCTTAATAACAGGGTTGTTGTTTTTACTTACATCTAAGGTGTGTGTGTTAATTAAAAAAGGTAATGTTTCTGTTGTTTCGTTCGATAATACGAGACTGAATAGTTTTTGCAGGCTTGCGGATGTTGACCATTTGCAGGCAATGCCTTTGATCTTTTTGCCGTCAATAATGGTTGGCGGGGTGTAATGATTATCTTCCCAATCAATCCAGCCTAGAGAACTTGCCCAATGGACAAGAGCGGTAAGGCGATGAGTTGAAAATGCTCTATCAATTTCGTCATTGTCGTAAGCATCTTGCCAATGGCTGGCAAACCTTGCGTAAGGCATGGAGCCATCCTTGTTAGCGTACTTGTTGGCGAAAGCATCAAACAGCAACAGAAAGATTGCCGCATCATCGGCGGTAACTCTGGTTTGGTTGGTGCATGGGCAAGGGGCGGCAAGTAAGGCAGGGCGAGCAATCTTTTTGTATTGCTCTAGCCGCTCCCATTCAAAAGACAACCCGGTTGATCCTTTAATACCTTGCTTCGCTTTGTAGGCTGCAATGGTCTTCTTCTCAACCTTGATATCGGGCAAGGCGGCAAGACTGTTGATATGCACAACGCTGGTGTTGCGGAATTCATCAAAGCGGGTTGCCATTTCTCTAGGTACTTTGGCCAGACTACCGAGGGTAACTTTCAACCCGTCTTGATAATCGGCAACCATCGGCAAGCCTTTAATCTCGATCCATTCAAAATCGTGCGTTGTATCGCTTTGGGTTTTGGCAACATCGGCTTGTAGTTTGGCTTCCAATTTTTTTAGACAAAAAACAACGTCTTGAGGTTTGTAGTTATCAACATAAAGAATAGCGTAACAATGACCGCCTACGCCGCTGGTGGATGATTCAAAGTAAAGGTTGGGGAACATGGGCAGCAAGACTTCTTGATAATACTGGTACGCCCCTTGTGTTGTTCCCCTCTGCTTGCAATCGATATCAAACTTAAACAAAATATGTTGTTCCCGCCCACCAGTAAAATAGAGGGTATCTTCGTTGTTGTAATGTCGTTTGAAATCGGCGGTTGTTCTTGAGCAGGGGAAAGCGGTCATTCTGCCCAACCGCTTATAATTCCGCATTGACGACAAGACGGCTTCAATATGGGTTGTGGTGTCTCTGGTGATACCTTGACTTGTCTTGTGGCCAAGATCGATTGTAGAGGCAAGAGACTTAAAGAACGCTTGGGGATTGTTCAGCCGATAGGGATGGGCGGGTGCCTTTGCTCTGGCTTTGCTTGCTCGGTGCTTTCTTAAATTCGCTTTGCAAAATTTTCGGTTGGTTGCTATATTACTTGTAATCATGTTTGTTGAAAGCCGCCCTTCATCTTGTCAGGTTGGGGCGGCTTTTTTTATTCCCCTCTAGGTTGTTTCTGTAACATAGTACATCCTTGATATTTTTAGAAGACAATCTTTTATGCCCAAAATCAGAGGCATGATTTTTTCAACAAAAAATCGCTGTTTCAATTTAACCTTATATAAACCGTTCTTTAATTAAGGTGAGAATTTTTGTAAAAAATGTGGGTTGCTGCATATATACATTATGCAGAACAGAAAGAGACTTAATGAATTGTTTGGAGACTGCAACAAAGAGTTGTTGGCCAAGTTTCGGGAATTCGACAAAGCCAATCCGCAAGTTTATACAGAGTTTGAAAAATTAAGCATTGCGATTAAAGAGACCGGGCGGCGACATTATTCGCATTGGGCGGTGCTTGGATGCCTTCGATATAATTTGTCGATGTTGTCTCAAGATGAATTCAAATTGAACAACAGGTTGTTTGCTTTGTATGCTCGTAAGTTGATCTTCTACAGGCCCGAATTTTTGGGCTTTTATAACTTACGGGCAATGAAGAGTTGAAAAATTCGTACATTTCTTTTAAGGCCCATATACTTGCAGTATGAGGTTGCGGCGTAGTGACCTCTACAGAATTGTTATATGTTTCACAGAATGGTTGCGGGGTGTTGCCTTACCTCGATACCCCGCACCTTTTTAATACAGAAAGAAAGAACATGATTGTTGGCGAAACAATTTGATTCTTTCTGTAGGCTGTTGAGGGCAACCCCAGCAGCCGCCCCAGAATGGCCCACAAGCCGCTTCTTGTTGATTGTCGGCATATCAATCAACTTGGGTACTAAAGGCGACAACAGGGCGAAAGCCGCTCTTGCAATCAAGCAAGAGCGGCTTTTTGTTTTCTTGCTTCCCTTCTTTGATGTTGAGTGGTATGGTTGGTGTTTCCAAACCTGAAAGGTACGACTATGGCAAAGACAACCGCCCCCAAACCCAATGCCCCAGAGGGCTTCAAAGCCGATCTAGCCAAGACAGCAGACGAGAAGGGGCCGGGCAAAGCGACAGAGTGTAAGGGGTGTTCTCGTTGGTATCACCATAGGGCGGCTATTTGCCCCGCTTGTGGGCATCCAAACGACGCCAAGCCCAAAGCAAAGAAACGCAAGGCCAAGCCAGCAGCAAAGGCAGGGCGACCACCCAAGGCATCCACGGGGCAAAAAAGCAACGACGGCCAAATGGCCGCATTGATGGATTTTGTACGCAAGGCGGGCGGTTTGAAAAAGGCAAGAGCGGTTCTTGACGAATTGATTGACCTTAAAGATTGAGCAACCAACAAAAAAAGCCGCTCTTGCAATTCAGCAAGAGCGGCTTTTTGTTTTGGTGTAACGAGATGGTTACTGGTTGCCCCATTCATCGGGCATTGGTAGACCTTTGGGCGGCTTTGTCCAACTGCCGTAATTATTCAGTTTTTCAAGGTTGGCACATGCCTCTTTCAAGGAAAAGCGTTTGGGGGCTTTTACATCGTATTGGTTGTAATAATATTCCTTGCCCAAAATCCTGATATTGTTTTGCATTGCTCCACAATCGACAACGAAGGAATCTGTCTCTAACCAAGCATGCCCCGTATATTGTGTTGGGTTGGTTTTGGTGAAACCGTGGACAAGGAACACCTCCCCATCGTCAAGATCGGCTACGCCATCCAACAAGCCCTTGAAAGCGAATTGGTAGCAATTGCCCAACTTGCGGCTTGCGTTGTAAACCTTGCCATCGTCTTTAGGGGGCGGGAACAATTCCTTTATGTAAGAGCGAAACCCTTTGAGTGGATCGGGAAAGTTGGCGACGATGTAAGCCAGCATTTCAATTGGTTGATCTTTGTCAAACTCGCTGTTTACTTGCTCCCATTGTTCCTCGGTCAAAACTTCGCCCAAATCCTCAAAACATCGTTGTATCAATTCATCGGGCGGGATGGTGTCGCCCCGCTTTGTTGGGCATATACAATCGGCGATAGGCTTTAAGCAGGGATCGCACAGGACCGCCCCGCAACTATCGGCCCCGTGGTCTTCTCCGCAGAAATTACAAACGTATGTTGGCATGGTATTTTCTTTCAAAAGAAAGGGCAACCAGCGGTTGCCCTTGTGTAACTTATCGAGCCTACTTGCCTTTGATTATAACATTGTCGTTATTGTCAACCAAGATGCGGTATTGTTCTTTGCCGTTCTTATCGATGAAACGAATGGCGGCAAAATCATCAACAACAACAATGCTAACACGGGGCTTATCGCCCGATGTTAGTGTTATTGTTGCCTTCTTATCGTCTACGGAAAGATCGGCGGTAAAGCCAGTTGAAGAAATCAAGTGTAAGGTTGGCTCGCCATCCATAATAGCCATGCCGCCCATTGGCTTACCGTCGTCATTGATTAACAAAAATTGGTTGGCTTTGACCGTTCCATATTTGACGTTTCGCAACTTGGCGGCGGCTCCCGTCAAACCAACCACCAACAACAGAGCAACAGCAATCAAAGTAAAGCGTTTCATTTGTTCGCCCTTTCAGAGAGGTAAAGAATTTTGCACAAGGACACTACCTTCCTTGAGGGCGAGAAGTCAAGCGGATTGCAACCGGGCTTGGCCAATCTTTGCATATTCGGGGCTTAGTTCGCAACCAGCCCAGCGGCAACCCTCTTGAATGGCTCCCATTCCCCCGCTGCAAGACCCTGCAAAGGGATCAAGAACCAAACCACCAACAGGGCATACCAATTTGGTAAGCCATCGCATCAAGGCCAAACTTTTTACCGTTGGATGATGATTAGCAACAAATGCAGACGGTTGATTTTGGTTGTGTTCCCTCTGGCCGATGCCATCGCCCATTGTGGCAAGATATTTTTTCTCTAAAAATTCAAGCCCTTGGTCCCTTTCACGTCTTGACGGCTTGGCACAATAAAAGAATCGGCTTGCCCCGCCCTTGTCGCCAAAGCGGAACATATCAACGGCACCAGACATATTATAAGCAACGCAATTGGCGTTGGTGTTTATCACCTTTGAGGATCGACCACCAGCCGGGTGCATCCCATTGGCCAAACTTTGGGCGTCCAACATTCTTACCGGGCAATCGGGCGAACAATCCCAAATGCCAACAACCTCGTTGCCCTTGCCGCCAAGCCCAGACTTGCGGCCATTCCCATAATTATTTTGATCGTCAATGGGTTGTCGCTCTTGCTTGGGTTTGGCTCCCTTGATTTCTTTAAGGCCAACGCCCTTGCAGTCTTCAGAATGAGACAAGACAACATTGGCGGGCCAACGCCCTTGCTTGTGTTGCTGGTAATCGTTGCCAAGAGATTGGCCCCCGCCATGAATTGGCTTTGATCTTTCCCGCCCCTCGATTGTTTCAGTTGTGGGGATGCGGCAAGCATCGATATTAAGATTGCCCAAACCAAAGGGATTATTTTTGATTGATCCTTTAACGGGGTTGCGAATTAGAACCCAATGCTCGGCGGCTGGTTTCAAACAGGCTTGGCCCTTGGGGAAACCTTGCCCATTAAGGTGCGTTATTATGTCTCTGATATCAAAACCAGCATCTTCAAGAGCGGTTGCCGTCCAATGGCTGGTTCGTGGCAACGCCCAGACAAGGCCAAAGGCTCCCGGTTTCAATACCCGCCTTGTCTCTTGCATTCTTTCGACGAGCCAAGCAATCCAATTGTCTCGGCCCCCTTTGGCCTTGTCCCAATCTTTCCCCATGAAACCAATTCCGCTAGGGGGATCGGTAACAAGAGCATCGGCTGAATTGGCTTCAAGAGTTGCCAGCCATTCCAGACAATCGCCAACGTGCAGCGTGAAAGGTTCTACTCTGGCCCCCTCTTAAACTTCTCGCTTTTGATCGAAGCCATAAACTTTGTAATCTTGGCAACCTCTTTTTTGGAATAGAAGACACCATTAAAGCCAACGAGCCTTTTTTTCGGCTCGATGATTCGCCCCTTTGTAATGTGGTGGTCTATCGTGATACGCTTAACCCCGCACATTGTGGCAACGTCTGTTTTTGAAAACCAACCATCGGCTCGGCGTTGTTCGTGCCGATCATCAAACCGAAGCGGAAGGTGAGCAGTTAAGAGGGCGGCAACTACTTTTTTGATTTGATGGATTGCCCAGAATTCCCGCTTGCCGATCTTGATTTCTCGTTGAGGCAATAACCCTTGCTGTAACAATGTCTTAATTCGTTTTTCTGTAAACCCCATGTTGATTACATCCCGCAAGGAATAAGCGTTGGCAACTTGGCAATAAGCAGATATTGCTTCTTTGAACCCATCGGGTGTATAGAATTTCTTACCCCTAACAACAACATTGGGCGATGGTATCGCACCGCTTTTAATCAACGTCTTAATTTTTTCGTGGTTCACTTGTAACGTGGTTGCCAAATGATAAAGCGAGAATACTTTCATTCTCTTATATAGTACGATGGCCAACATTTTGCAGAATGATTACTGCAAAATGTTGCTGTTGCAGCACTAGATAGGGTATGAGCAAAAAACAATCAGACCTTTTAAGAACCAAGCCCCAATGCTTTGCCGCATCGGTAATGACAATTGAGCAAATGAAACACGAGCCTATCGGCTTTTGTTCGCCTGTTGTTTGCAGAGTACCAAGAGCGAAACTCTAGAGCATGACAACCCGGAAGCCCCTCGAATACGGGAATTCAAAGCCGCCCTTGCTTTCGATAACATCGAGTGCGTCTATCAAGTCTTGATTATCCGTTGCCGTTTCTTTGCGGTGTCTGCTCGTGTCATGGAATAATACAACCGCCCCTTCCCCAAAATGATTGCCGTTCTTTAATGCGGCAAACTCTTGGTGCCTCAACCATGTTTCAGAATCAAGGAAAGCAAAATCGATCTTGCCCGCTGAAAAATTTTCGATGAATTCGAGGCTATCGCTTTCGACATATTCCACAAATGGGGCCAAGTCTTTATCAAATTCATCAAGGTGCTTCTTGGCTTCTGTTATTCGCTCTGCTGATAACTCAACCGCATACACCTTGCCAAACCCATTTGCTTTAAGAGCGGCGGCAATGGCGATGGTTCCAAAGCCCCGAAAGACTCCCGTTTCAATTACAAGTTTGGGCTTGTAACTGTAGACCAACGCATTAACAAAGTTGAGGGTTTCAACTTCGGTTGAACCGCCATCAATTGCAGAATAAAGAATTGCCCTTTCTTCGGGGCAATGTGGATGCACCTCGAATTCGGTAAAGGCTCCGAATGTCTCTTTTAATTTTTCTCCGAACATTACTTATATAAGTAAGGCACGATTATTTTTGGGGGGATGAATGGCGGAATTGCAAGAAGCATTATTACAAGAGACATTAGACAGAGGCACCAACCTTGCCTTTGCATTGTATAAAGCAAGAGAATTTGAACGAGCCAAGTTGATTTGCTTGCAAGGCGTCAAGACGTTTCCCCATGAAGACAATTTGGTGGGCTTGTTGGGGATGGTCAGGAGCGAACAAGGCGACCACGAAGAAGCCCTTGCAAATTTTTCAAAGGCGTTGCTGTTACGCCCCGATTGCCCGGAACACTTAAACAACATCGGCCTTGCATATTCGGCAATGGGAAATGAAAAATTAGCAATTGAGTTTTTCAATCGATCAATTGAGGTTGGCCCCGCCTTTGTTCCCGCTTACAGCAACCTTGCAACTGAATACCACAAACAGGGCAAGACGGACGAAGCCCTTCTGTTGCTCAACAAAGCGATTGAGATAGACAAGGGGGCGGCTTATGCGTGGTTTAACATGGGCAACACCTTTGGGGATCGGCTGGAAATAGAAGCGGCTGTTGATGCCCACGGCAAAGCGGTTGAATTAGAACCGACCAACCCACAATATCAATTCAACTATGCCAACGGGCTGTTGTTGCTTGGACGCTGGCAAGAGGGTTGGGAACATTACAGCAAACGAGATGGGTTGTTTCCTCAATTCAAATACAAGCGGCAAGCCTTGATTGAACATTGCCCAGAGTGGAACGGGGAAGACCTAGAGGGCCAACGCATTTATCTTTATTGTGTTCAGGGGGATGGGGACAAACTCCAATTTATCCGCTTTGCCAAAGCGTTGCAGGATATGGGAGCAACAACCATTGTTGAGACTCCCGAAAGTTTGCAAGAGTTATTTGCAAAAGTTGAAGGCATTGACGAAATTGCCCCGCCCCAAAACAAGTACACGGTTAAGACCGATGCACCCCAAACTCCGATTGCCTTTGTTCTTGACCGTGAAACCTTACCGGGTTTTGATTTCCATTGTGAACTAATGGAATTGCCCCGCTTGCTTGGGATCGATACCGAGAACATCCCAAGCGAGCCATACATTATCAACCATAGCCCAGCCAAGCCGCTTGCCAAAAAGTCTTTGTTGCAAGTTGGTTTGTGTTGGGGTGGAAATCCAATACATCGAAACGACCACAACCGAAGTTGCCCCTTAAAGTATTTTGAACAACTGGCGATGCCGGGCGTTTCTTTGTTCTGTCTGCAAAAAGATAAGCGGGTGCGGCATTGGCCCGAACAAGGCAAAATTGATTTGATGGAAGGGGCCAATGTTCCCTTTGCCGATCCAACAGAGACCTTTAACGATTACGAAGATACGGCTTATTGGATTAACCAACTCGATCTTGTGGTTACTGTTGATACCAGTTTGGCACACTTGGCGGGAGCGATGGGTAAGCCCGTATTTCTATTGTTGCCCTATGCCCCTGATTGGCGTTGGATGTTGGAAACAGACCGCACCCCGTGGTATTCATCAATGCGATTATTCAGACAGCCCATAAAGGGCGATTGGCAAAGCGTCTTAAAAAATGTGGCAACTGCAATAGATACATTCACACAACCTATTTTGCAAAAGAGGTAAATTATGGCTTTATTGGCACCAGACGAAGGAGAGGTAAAACTCTTTGAATATATGTTGAACAAGACGACCCCAACGAATTGGGTGCTTCGCTTGTTTACCAGTAACACAACCCCAGCCGAGGGCGATACCGTGGCAACCTATACTGACGCCACAGAAGCGGGTTATGCTGCAATTACTTTGACGGGTACAGATTGGACTGTTTCCACAACGTCGAATGTAACAACGGCACAGTTTGCAGAGCAGACTTTTAGTTTCACAACTAACGCAACTGTTTATGGATATTTCTACACCGATACAGGCGATACCAAAGCTTTCATTTCTGAAAGGTTTAGCGGGGCACCCTTTACGCTTCCGGGGGGGGGAGGTACCATCGCAATAACCCCAAAAGTGACCCTAGATTGATCGGCTGACAATGCAACTCTGAAAACAAAAGCCTTTGTCTTTTTTGAAGACAGGGGCTTTTGTACTAGATACCCTAGACAATCTTTAGCGGGGTAATTCTATGGCAAGTGTGAAATGGGAAGCGGGATCATTAACAACGGCAATGAGTACCGACCTTAATTCATTAAGCGACGATGCAAACAACATTGGCAGCAGCATCGACAATTCTACAGACCTTTTTGTTTTCGATGATTACGAGTGGCATCAGGCCGCATTAGGTTACACGCCATCAACAGGGGCGGTAATTGAATTGTATTTGCTATCGAGCATCGATGGCGGCACAACGTATGGCGAAGGCTCCGATACCATCGACCCGCCCGCTAGTTCTTTGATTGGTGTCTTTAACATTCGGGCCACAACAGCAGCCCAAACGCATATTTTGCGGCAAGTATATATTCCCGCTGGCCAATTCAAGTTGTTGGTAATTAACAAGACGGGCGGCTCGCTGGCAAGTAGCGGTAACACATTAAAAAGAAGACCTTATAGATTCCAAACTTAAAAGAGGTTGAATGTTTATTGTACCGAAGCAACCTTTAGGCATTTCCCAAGCGAATACAACAGATAGATTATCAGACGGCTTGATTGCATCCTATCCGTTTAGCGTTCCCGGTACGGATACCGTGCATGATTGCTCGGCCTATCATTTCCCTTTGACTCTGGCCAACCACAATGCCGCCGATTGGAAAACAACGCACAGAGGTTGGGCGTTTGATTTTGACGGGGCAGGCGATACCGCCGATGTATCCAACGCTTTACACCTTGCGGAAATGATCGAGATTACCCTTTCTGCTTGGATCAATATTGACACCTTCGTGCCTACCCGTCAAGACATTATTTTTAACGGCAACAACTATGCCTTGTATCTTGCTGGCCAACAACTTGTTGTTGAATACATTTCCTCAACACCATTAACGCACACCTTCACTTCAACGGCCAACGTGATTACGGCAACCGATACTTGGTTTCACGTTGCGGCAAGGATTGGATTTGAAGACGGCAACAAAGTTGGCTTGTTTGTTAATGGTGTTGAGGTTGCGGGAACTTGGACAGAGGGAGACGGCACCGAATTACCAGACTTGGCCACAACCTTGCAAATTGGCAAGGGTACGTTTAATGGGCGATTGCAAAACATCAACATTTACAGGCGATACCTTCCCCCCAATGAAATTACTTTGTTGGCTGATAACCCTTGGGTTGTGTACGAAGATTATATTCCGTTGCTTGTTCCCCTCTTGCAATACATGGCAACAGGCGATGGCGGCATGGTGTTTGGTGGATCATCCCCAGCGGTACTAATTTTAAGCGAGTGGAGGCAAACGCCATCAACAGGCATTGCCTTTGCTGGAATTACTAACGCATCAACAAGCGGATTTAGTGGATGCGTTGGCACGCAAGAGATTGTACAAGTTGCTGCAACTGCCGATGATGGTTATTGGGTAAACAATAACACATATTTCACTGGCATTGTGAAATTTGGTAAGTCTTTTATTCTCGCTGCTTTTGATCCTAACATTCTTTCAGCCCAAGCGATTGTTGAGTGGAGTTCTTGGTGCCGCTTTACTGGCGTAGACATTGAACAAGGGGCAACCATCGGTTGTGCCTTTCTTGAATTTGTGCCTAGTGGCTCGTCCCCTCAATCAACTAATGTAAATGTTCGCATCGTTGCCGAAGATGTAGACAGCGGAACGGCCCCCGCCAACGCAAGCCAAGCAGACGGCAAAACAAGAACATCGGCGGGCGTGAATTGGTCGCCCGGTACTTGGACAATTGGAACGAACGAATTTAGCACCAATATCAAAACCGTTATTCAAGAAATCGTTGACCGCTCAGGGTGGAATAGCGGCAATGCAATCACAATCCTGATCGATGAAAACGGCAGCGATACAACATCAACTAGAGAGGCAACCGATTACACAACCACGCCGGGCGATGCTACACAACTAACAGTTTTTTGGACGCTTAACAAAGTAGTTGTTCCAACAGGCGGTTTGCGGTTTGACGGTTCTGCAACCATCGGTTTAAGTTACACGCCAACGGGCGGCATGGTCTTTGGCGGCGGGGCTGTAATCGTCTTTGCCCCAACCTATACAGGCACGGGGGGCATGCTCTTTAGTGGAACGGCTTCTTATGGTGTTTCCATCATTCCCGAAGGCGGCATGGTCTTTAGTGGAACGGCTCCGCATGGTGTTTCCATCATTCCCGAAGGCGGCATGGTCTTTGGCGGGGCGGCCAACATTGCTTCTAGCGTTTGGGTTTACACTGGCACGGGCGGGCTTACTTTAGCGGGAGACGCTACCGAAGATATCAGCGGTTGGGATTATGTCCCAACAGGCGGTATGGTCTTTGGCGGGGCGGCTTTAATCACGTTCCCGAATTGGGGCTATGTTCCAAGCGGCGGCATGGTCTTTGCTGGCTACGCATTGTTGGAACAAGATTACAGTTTTACAGGCACGGGCGGGATGCTGTTTGATGGCGATGCCTCAACCGTGTTGGCTTTGCTGGTTACTGGTTCTGGTGGTCTTGTTCTTTCTGGCGAGGCAGTCTTTACCGTTCACCTTGTAACCATCGCTTGCCCCAATGTTTTTGACAATCTTTACACCTATCGAAAATTGGTAACCATTCCAGACGGCAAAGTTTCTTCTGACCTTACAGACTTCCCGGTTCTTGTTTCGGTTACGTTGGACGATGCCCAGCCGATCTATAAGGCACAAGGCAACGAAGGCATTTCCTTTGGCGGCAATACAACTTTTGTTTCTACTAATTGGAGAGCAGCACCAACAGCCGGGTTGGCTTTCAAGGACGATGGCGACACCAACACGCACGCAGGAAGCGGCGTGTTGGCTCTGTCTGGTGTTGCTCCCATAAGGTACGGCATTGGCCGAAACGATATTTCTTTTGAGGATCGAAACAGAATTACCCTTGCTTATGAAATCGATAATTACGATCCGATTACCGGGCAACTGTTGGCTTGGGTTAAACTGCCAACCCTTTACCAGAAATCGGCCAACGAGTTTTATGTTTACTACGGCAAGGCGGACAAGGGCAGACATTACAACACCACAACCGAAGGCGGTATGGTGTTTGGCGGCTCTGTTGCCGATGTTGTTTCTTCTGATTACAGAGCAACAGGCAGCGGCGGCTTGCTGATAAATGAAACGGGGGCTTATTCAGCAACAGGCACGGGCGGTCTTGCTCTGTCTGGCATTGGTGCCTTCTTCTATCAAGACAACCCCGATAGACAAAACAGTTTCAACAGTTGGAACAATGGCTTTGAAGCGGTCTATCACTTGGGCGATGCAACCAACGCCTTTGCAGACTCTAGCGGTAACGCATTGCATGGCAGCAGCCCAACAACAGACGTTTCGGTTTCAACCTCAATTTATTACCCTGCTCGATGGGATGGCAAAGTTTATAAGGGCCAACACTTTGACGGCAACGACCATATACAAACGGGCCAAGATTCAATCTATGTTGCCGACAGCGTTACAATTGAAGGTTGGGTTAAAGCCGATGCGGTTAGTTTTGTAAGACGCTGCATTTTCAGCAGAGGCAAAGAAGATACCGTAAACGGTTTGGGTTGGTCTTTCTCTCTTGGCTATTCAGAGAATGGGAAAGTATGGGCCAACATCCAAGCCGAAGAAAATGATGGCGATTGGGTAACGGTTGAAACCTTGGGAGCAACCACGATTGCCGCCAATACTTGGTATCACTTTGCGGCGGTGTGGAATTCTGGCAGCACCTTAAAAGTTTATCTTGATGGTGTCGAAGATGGATCGACCACAACAACACAAGATACCTTTGTTGCTTATGGTGTTGGTAACTTTATTGGGCGGCGGGATGCTGGCTTTTATCATGGTGGCGAGTTGGATGAAATCCGCTTGTCTAATGTTGCCCGCTCTGCTGATTGGATCAAAGCCACCAGAGACAACACTAACGCCCCCGCTTCCTTTGTAACCATATCGTTACAGCAAGGGGCGTTAGGATTTGGCGGGCTGGCCACAATTACCGTTGATCGAGTTTCCTATGTTACAACAGGCGGCTTGACGCTATCGGGAACAAGCGAAAGCGAAACAACAACCTTTGGCTTTGCTGGCACGGGTGGTTTGACATTGGCAGGTCAAGCCCCCATTGGCAGACCATACACGGGAACGGGTGGGCTAACTCTAGCGGGCGATGCTACCGAGGTTGTCGGCTCTTGGCGTTTTGTCGGCTCTGGTGGTCTTACCTTATCAGGCACGGCAACGATTGGGAACATTAACAAAAAGGCGGTTGGCTCTGGTGGTCTTACCTTATCAGGCACGGCGGTCTTTGCCTTTGGGTTTGTCGGCTCTGGTGGTTTAAGTTTCGGCGGCTCCGCAACTTTATCAATCAGCAAAGAATATACAGGCACGGGCGGGCTAACTTTCGGCGGCTCTGCTGTTGGCCCTGCCCGTGTTATGTGGGGATCGATTACCCTTGCTGGATCGGCAACCCAAAAACAGGGTTACAGCATTACACCAACAGGCGGTTTGACTTTTGCGGGTACTGCTGGCTTCGGCTTTGGGTACATCGCAACAGGCGGTTTAAGTTTCGGCGGTTCTGCAACTCTCGATCTTGGCAAAGATGCTGTTGGCTCTGGTGGGCTGACGTTGGCCGGTACAGCCATTGGCCCCGCCCGTGTTGTTTGGGGTGGCTTAACGCTTGCAGGCTCCGCAGAAGCCCAAGCATCGCCCACAGTATCGACACCAAAGGGCGGGCTTGCTCTTGCTGGCTCCGCAACGCTCCGCAGAATTTACACGGTAACACCAACCAGCGGTTTAAGTTTTGGCGGCAATGCTGGCCTTTCGATCCGTGTTGCTGGCTCTGGTGGTCTCGTTCTATCTGGTTCGGCTCCGATCCGTTGGGATGCAACAGGCGTTGGCGGTCTTACCTTTGGCGGCTCTGGCGTTATTGTTCGGAGTTTCTCCACAACACCAACAGGCGGGTTGGTTCTGTCTGGTGTTGCTCAACTATCAACTTGGTTTACCGAGGGCGATGGCGGTTTGATCTTTGGCGGCTCAATTTTAGAGGGGCCACGCTCTTATATTATTGTGCCAACGGGCGGTTTGGAATTTATAGATTCATCCATCAAGACAGACTTTGCGGGTAGCGTTACCAACAACAGCGTTTTTGATGGAACGATTACAAGCAACAGAACATTTGCCGGAAGGCTTACGATTGTTTCGGCATTTGATGGGGTGGTTACATAATGGCAAGACCAAAAAGAGTAAACGGAAAATGGGAAGCACGGCTTGTCGTTTGGCAAGGTGAAGAAAGAAAGCTTTGCGACTTGGCCAAAGAATACAATCTTAACATGCGGACGATTACAACTCGTATTGATCGGCACGGGTGGGATTTGGCAAAGGCTTTGGAGACACCAGCCAAACAACAAAAGCCAACGCCCCCCAGCGTGATAGAAGAAAGACGTTTCGGAACACGCACAAAGATAATCAATAATTTGATGGAAACATTTTACGCCGAGCCAGAACGATTTGAACAATGGTGCAAGGATAAAATGGATGAGGATTACGAAAAATTTTACAAGCAATTTGTAATGCCCTTTTTGCCAAAGGATCAAAACCGATTGTTGGATAGAGGGAACGAGAAGGCGGTTATCAATATAGAGTTTCACGGTGGGAGCAATCCACAGCCGCCAATGATACAAGGCGAATTTGTAGAGGGGGCAGATTGAAGCGGGAATGGGGAGAACTTTACAGAGATAAAGGCATCTTGAAAAAATGGTATCCCATCCACGAAGGCCAAAGGGATATCTTAAATTCAACCGCCCGCTTTCGAGCAATCATATCAGGGGTGTCGGCTGGAAAAACAACTTGCGGTGCTTTAGACCTTTCGAGAAAGGTTGCGGAGAAACCCAACGGCAAGTTTCTTATCATTGCCCCTACCTTCAAGATTCTTGATTCTGCAACCTTGCCAACTTTTTTTAACACCATTGCAGATACAAGCCTGCAAGGTAAATACAAAATTGCGGCTCGTGAATATCACCTTCCCACGGGCGGCATTATTTATTGCCGCTCTGGCGAACATGCCGACAGTTTCGAGGGGTTGCAGATAGATGGCGGGGTTTGGCTTGATGAAGGCGGTAACGTCTCAATCAAAGTTTGGCACGCCATCCAAAGAAGAACGGGTTTCTATAAAGCCCCCGTTCTTATCACAACAACCCCGTATGCAAATTACTCTTGGTTGTCTGCTGAATTCATCGAGAGACATAAAGAGGGCAACCCAAATTATTACGTTAAGCAATTTGCATCGATACTCAACCCAAGTTATGACAAGGACGAATTTGAAAGAGCAAGGCGGGAATTGCCCGAATGGAAGTTTCGCATGTTTTACATGGGCGAATTTGTTGGTGCGTTGGGTTTGGTCTATCCGGAGTTACCCCGTTGCTATGTCGATATGCCCAAAGATGGCTTGCCCGATGGTCGCTTATATGGCGGGATCGATTGGGGCGGCGGTACTGCAACAGCCGACCCGTTTAGTGCGTTGGTGGGCTTGCTCGATAAAGATGATGTTCTTTGGGTGTTTTTTGAAAGATACGTTTCAGGGCGGCAAAATGATTTGTTGCAGAATGCCGGGGCGTTAAGAGACTGGCACCAAGTCTTGCAAAAGAACACGGGCCAAGATGTAAGGTTGTGGCACGCCGATGCGTCTCGGCCAAACTCCCTTTCTACCTTTCGCAAGGTTGCAGGGTTGACGGTACGCAAGGCCAACAACCAAGCGGGAGCGATAGCCAGCGGTATTGATCTTGTTACCAGCCGCATAAGAACGGGCAGGCTAAAGATTATCAAAGGGACAATCAGCGGCATTATCAGGGAACAAGAACTTTACCGTTACCCAACGGGCGACGATGAAGAAGCCCACGGCGATGTACCAAGAGACAAACACAACCACGCAATGGATGCTCTTAGATATTTGGTAATGGGCATTGATCGGAAACGAAGCACAATCATATCGGTGTAAAAACTTTGGCAATTCCATACATAAGAGATATGGAAGAAGCAGAACAAAATAAAGGTTCTTTTGATGTTATCAACAAGATTGGGAAAGCCAAGTTGTGTAATGAGACCATTACAGAACCGCAAGCCACAAGCACCAACGATCCTGTTGACCTTGCAGAAATGCAACAGCAGTATCTTTGGCGGTGTACTTTCGAGGTTCTATGAAGAGTTTAACAACAGAAGACATAGTTGAGGTAAAGGGGCATTTCGCATTAAAAGACAGCGGGGCGTTTCCTAGCTTTATCGATAGTTGGAAAAAACAGAAATCACCAACCCCCGAAAACCTTCTCGCTGAATATGAAAGATATGGGTACGTTTGTGCCAACTTGAATGTTACGGGAATGCTTAACAGCAAGTTGCGACTCTACACAAACAAGACCGGCAACCGTAAAGGTTCGCCCATCGATCTTGTTAGAAGCAAACGGTTGGTAAATAACCCCCGCTTGAAATTACACCTTGCCAGCCAAGCAACGATTGAGGAAATAACAGAACACCCCTTCCTCGATCTTTGGCACAGCCCCAACCCGTTGCATGATGCTTGCGACTTCTTGTCCTTGTATGGCATCTATAAAGAAATCATCGGGGCGGCATATGTCAAGTTTGTTCCCAACAATGCAGGCACCTTGCAAGAGTGGTGGATTCTCCCAAGCCAGAACATCAAGCCCATTAAAGATAAGGGGCATGTTGTCGGCTTTAAGTTTGGGCAAGAAGAATACCCCAACAAGCCCACGGGCAACCAACCTTATATTATCGCCTTCCCCAATGCCAACCCGCACGATCCATACGGGGGCGTTGGTCTGTCGCCATTAAGAGCGGCTTTTGAAAGTGTAACTCTTGAAAGCAAAATGTTGGCGACCGAGGCGGCAATTCTTGATAACGATGGTAGACCAAGCGGCATTCTTTCCCCTAAAGAAAGTATTGGGGAACACGAGGCCAGACGATGGGAACAGCGTTACAACGCCAAGTTTAGACAAGGCGGTGCAGGCACGGTAATGGTTACCGATGAAGATGTTAATTTTCAGCCGCTGACCTTTCCACCCAAAGACCTTGCCGCCCTACAAATCCGACAAGCCAGCAAAGCAGATATTGCTTTGGCCTTTGGCATCCCAACCGCATTGTTGGAAAGCAACCAGTTTAATCGGGCGACTTTGGAAGCCTCAATTATTCAGCATGTAAGGCAAGCGATTTGGCCACGGCTCCGAGACTTTGAAGCCAAGATAAACAAGCACGTTGTTTCTCTTTATGGCCCCGATTTGTTTGTTGCTTTCGATGATCCAAACCCCGAAAGCAAAGACCTTAAAGCGGCATACCTTACAACTCTGGTTGGCGGTCAAATCATTACGCCCAACGAGGCCCGTTTAGAATTGGATTACAAGCCATTGCCAGAGGGCGAAGAATTGCGTGTTATGCCCGGTCAAGAGGTTTCCACCCAAGAGGTTGAGGAAACATCGACAGAGCCAACAGAGATACCAGAGCAAGAGCCAGCGGCGGCGGCATTGAATGGTGCTCAAATTCAAAGCTTGATTGATTTGGCGTTGAACTTGGCCAACCAAGAGTTGCCACCAGACTCGGTGCGGGGTTTGATTGCGGCGGCTTTCCCATCGCTAACACCCCAGCAAATTAACGCCATCGTAAACCCTTTATTGGGCTTTGAACCGCCCAAAGAAGAAGAGGCGGCTTCTAGTCCCATTGGCGAACAAGAGCCACCGGAGCCACAACAAGAGCCAGAGCCAGCAACAGAAGACGGCAAGAGCCTTGTAATACTCAACCAAAAGGCGGTTGGATGGGTACAACCCCCTTCAAGCGATGCTTTGGAAAAATTGGCAACCAAGTTTTTCAAGAAGTATCGGGCATCGGCATTAAGCCAACTAAAGAAAGACGTTTCGGCCAATGTGGTAAGGAAAGACTTTCAAGCATTGGATACAGCAAGGGATGAATTGGCGGCGGATGCTCAACCGATCATTGAAATTTTTATGAGCGAAGGGGCCAAAGAATTGATTCAAAGGGTTGGCGTTGATCCTGATATTTTCGACGTTACCAACCCGGAAGTTAAAGAGGCGATAGAACAAGCCGCCTTTGATTTTGCAGACAGCACCAACCAAGCCACAACAATGAGTTTGAATGATGCAATTGACAAATTGCGGGAACAGCTAGGCGACAGCTTGGACGCTGGTGCAAGACTGCACGAGATGACAAGTAAGGTAAACGAAATTTTTGACAGCCTAGAAAAACATCAAGCCAAGTTGATTGCCCAGACAGAGGCAAGCAGGGCACACCATGAAGGCCAGAGAGCGGCGGCAATTGAAAGCGGAATTGTAAAAGGTTTTGAACTTTTACTTTCTCCCGATGCTTGCCCCGTTTGTGTTGGTGTCTTTAACAAGAACAAACGCATTGGGCTTGATGGTTACTTTGTTGAGGGCGAGGGCGTGTATGGTAATCGGCTTGTTCCGATCCATCCCAATTGCCGTTGCACGATGCTAGAGGTTTTGGACATTCAAGCATAAATAGAATATGCCAAGAATTACGGGGGATGATTTGAACAAGTTACTAAACATCGAATGGAACAAGATATTAAAAGGGGCTTTGATTGCATCTGCTGGTTGCGGTCTTACTTACCTTTCGGAGTGGGCAAGCAATGCAGACTTCGGAGAGATGGCACCTATCGTAACTGCTTTGTTTGCGGTTGCTGTAAATATATTCCGCAAGATTGGCTCGGCAAAATGAACGAGTCTTTTGAACAATGGAAAGAAAGAAGAGACAGCGGGTGCATATCACTTGAGGTTGCGTGCGTTTCGGACATTATGCAAGAACTGATTTTGCGTAAAGAGTCTGTCTTGATCTATGTTCCCAACCACGAAACACAAGAGTTGAAAACTTATACATCGTTGCCGCACGATGCGATGGTTTTTGCAAGAGTTGTTAAACCTTTGGGGGGATGATGGCGAGCGATTTCATTAGCAAGATCAAATGGCACGGCGATGAATTCTTTAAGAAGTTAAAAGAGGAAGAAGCCCGCAACTTAGAACGGGCGGCAATCTTTTTGAAAAACGAAGTTAAGAAAAACATTTCAGAGGCACCCCCAGCAAGTAAGGCGGGCGAGTTTCCCCATAGAGAAGATGGCGAGTTGCGTCGATCTATTGCCCACGAAGTAGACAAAAACAAAATGGTTGCCAGAGTGGGAACCAACAAAGTCTATGGGCGGTACTTGGAATTGGGAACCAACGAAATGGCGGCAAGACCTTTCTTGCGGCCAACGCTGGCAAAGAACCGCAGAACGATTAGAAAACTTCTTACACGCAAACCAAACATTTAATTAAGGTGTTGGTGGCATTGTGTAACAAACGCCAAGAACTCTTGCTCTGAATAATTGTGCTTCGCAATGTTTACCCATTTGTGTACCCATTGCAAATTGCCAATGTCGTTTGTTCCGCCTTTTGATATTGGTATTTTGTGGTCAAGCGAAGCGTTGGTGCCAACTTTTAACAGTATGCCAGTATAAGGGCAACGGCATTTTTGCCTTAAATAGAGAGCGGCAATTTCCATGCCTCGCTTTTGCGAGCCAAGTCTTTTAGATGCCGTAGCCTTAAACGTACATATCTCACAGCGTTTAGACTCATTGTTAGCACGACGCTTTCCGCATCGCCCACAATGCCCGCTTTCAATCCAACGCAAACGCCTTTGCTTGTCCGCCATTGTATCAAGGCACACTTGGCACATTGTTTTGTTTATGACGAACGGATATTTTCCACAATGGCAACAAAGACCAGCCTCGTGAAACCTTTTGCTACGCATTCTCTCAAGCATCAAATATTGTGATATCATGGCACCTCTTTATGAATACCTAATGTATCAACTATGACAAAATAGTGCAATAACAACTAGATACTATCATGGATATTCACAAACGATATAAACGTAAAGATTGTGCTATTGGCCCGTTGGGTTTTCCGCAACGAGATCAAGCCGCAAGGGTGCTAGAAGCACAACTTAAAGAGGCAGAGAAAAACGGAATTGGATACAAGCGGGCTTTCATCGCCAACAAGCCAACCGAATTACAAGAGGGCGAACGGGCAGACATTTCGATTATCACTAGTAATGTTGTCGATAGAGATAACGAGGTAGTGCTTGCAAGTGGGGCAGACCTTAAACAGTTTGAAGCCAACCCGGTCATTACATGGGGCCACGATTACAGCAAAGCACCGATAGGTCGTGCAGTGTGGGTTAAGTTTGAACCGACACGATCCAAAGCCCAATACATCAAAGCAAAAATTGAGTATGCCCCGCAAGATTCAAACCCTCTTGCCGATACCGCTTGGCAGTTGGTCAAGGCGGGTTTCTTAAAAGGTAAGAGCATTGGATTTTTGCCAATGGAAATCAGCCCGCCCAGCCAAAAAGAAATTGACAAACAGCCAGACCTTGAAGGGGTGCGTAATGTTATCCGCAAATGGTCTTTGTTCGAGGTAGCCGTTGCAACCGTTCCCGCTAATCCTACGGCTCTTGTTGAGTCTGTTGCAAAAGGCGAATTGATCTTGCCCGATTATCTGATTGAAGAAATGGGTTTGACCATGCCCCAAGAAGATGTTGTGGAATTCAAACTTTGGGATTGGGACGAACAACCAGAACCACAAACTAAAGAGACGTTACCCCAACCGAAAGTTACAAGACGTTGGCGGGATGTTGAAAGCAAAGTCTTACAAAGTCTTACAACTGAAAACGAATTGATGCGAAAGATAACAGGAAAATAAAAGCGTTATGGGATAATGCCATTTCCCATTCTCCTTGTCGTTTTGAAAGCGGCAATAATCCTAGCCGCTCTTGCTTGTTGCAAGGGCGGTTTTTTTTATGCCTCAACAAAAACGAAAGGCACGGCACTAGATACCTCTGCTGAATCAATTAGGCACCGACCACTGATAACAACAGGCTTAGCGGCTGGAGTTGTTGCGATGCGAAGGGCTGGCGATTGGTGAGCGAAACAATTTTTCACTTACCAAATGTAGAGGTATCAATGAATACAAAGTATGTAAAAATGCTTAACGATTTTGGAGACGATCACGCCAAGGGCGAAGTCTATGAGATTGATAACGAAACAGCCGATAAATGGGTTGGGGCTGGATTGGCAGAAATCGACAACCCACAAGATGAATTGCTTGGCAAGTTTAGCAAAGCCCTTGAAGAAAGGGATGCAAAACTTATTGAGAAACTAAGCGATGCAGTCAAGGTAAACAGCCAGCCGCCTAGCGTCAAAGTCTTACGAGACGAGACCGACAAGCAGAAATGCTTTGGCGATTTTGTTAAAGCAGTTGCCAAAGATGATGCCGAGAGACTGGCGAAGGTTTACGGTTCACAGAAAGCAACCTTGACCGAAAGCAGCGGTTCACAGGGTGGATACCTTGTGCCAACTGATTACCGAAATGAACTTCTTTCTATTGATGGGTATTCCCCAATTGTTCGAGACCGAGCAAACGTGGTGCCTGTTTCTGTTGAGAAGATCAAATGGCCCGCATTAAATCAAAGCGGCTCCCTTAGTGGTGCTGACTCTAATTTCTATGGCGGCGTAAAAATGACTTGGGCGGATGAAAATGATTCCGCAACAGAAACCAACCAAACCTTCAAAGAAATTGAACTTGTTGTTAATCGCCTTTCGGCTTACACGCAAGTTTCAAATCACTTGTTGCAAGATTCGCCAATTTCAGTTGATGCCCTAGTGCGTCAACAATTCGCATTGGCAATTGGTCAACATCTTGATTACCAGTTTTTGCGAGGCGATGGTGTCGGCAAACCTCTTGGGGCGTTGTCTGGTTCTGGTTCAATCTCTGTTACCAGAACAACATCAACACGCTTTAAGTTGGCGGATGCGGCCAACATGATTAAGCGGCTTCCCGCTTCAAGCATGGCAAACGCTGTTTGGGTAATGAGCCAATCGGTTCTTTCTGAATTGGTGCAACTTGTGGACGCTGGCAACAACAGTGTTTACATGCCGAATGTGCAACCGGGAATTAACTTCTCGCTGTTTGGATTACCTGTAATGATTACAGAAAACTTACCCGCTCTTGGTACTGCAAAGGATGTTTGCCTTTGCGATTTCAGCAAATACATTATTGCCGAAAATCAAGACGTTACCATTTCGGTTAGCGAGCATGTTGCTTTCTTAACCAACAAACAAACCTTTAAGGTTGACATGCGGCTCGATGGGCAACCGCAACTCGACAATGCAATTACGCTTGCCGATGGTGCAACCACAATCAGCCCGTTTGTCTACTTGACATAATAAGGGGGTTTTCAATGTCAAATAAATTATCTGATAACCTTGCAGTTGTTGCCGTAGTTGATCCTCTGTTGAGGGACAACGCAGCCGGTACTTCTGATTGGGCAGGAATGGCCAAGCACAGCAAGATCATGTTTGTGATTGCCGTAGGTGCAACCGATACAACGGTTGATGCCAAGTTGCAAGAAGCCACCGATTCCAGCGGAACGGGTGCGACTGATTTAAGCGGTAAAGCGATTACCCAACTTGGGGCAACAGACGATAACAAACAAGTTATCATTGAAGTTGACGCCTCGGAACTTTCGAGCGGCTTTGATTTTGTTGCTTGTGTGGTAACAAGTGGTGACGGCACAGCGGGTGCCGATACTTGCGTTATCGCTCTTGCAGGCGATGCACGATACAACCCGGCAAGCGGCTATGATCTAGCCAGCGTTGCAGAGATTGTTTCTTAATCCTTTGTTGATTCTTAAAACCCTCGTCTTGAATAAAGGCGGGGGTTTTTTTGTGTCTATTGAAAATAGAGATACTCCACCCTAGATACCCGTATGCAATCAACACCAAAGAATAAAGCAATGAAGAAGGCTCCCAAGTTGAAGGGGCGGCGTAACCAACTGGTTACAACCAAACAGAAACAGGGGGACAAATGATCGATTTGAGTAGCGATACTTTGGTTGAATGGGACGGGCTGAAAAACAACGCCGATGATACTTTCATAAACACGGCTACGGTATCGGCAGTTTTGAAAAACTCCGACGATACAACCCTCGGCACCTTCTCTTTAACTTACGTCGCTGCAAGCAATGGAAAATATCAAGGGTACGTTACCCCAAGTATGGTAAGCGGCGTTGCGGCTTGTGATGATTTGACGATTGAGATAACCGCAACCAATGGTGCCTTTACTGGCTTTCGCAAGATTAAAGAGGTTGCCAATTACAGGGGGGCAAAATGACTTGCAAACTAATTAGTTACGATAACCCCTATCTTGATGATTTGAATTTGGCAGAAGCCGACATATCAAGAGCCAACGCATTTATTGAGGCGGCAAGTGCGGCAATAGAGAAATACACAAAACGCAATTTTGGGCAATCTCAATACGACGAGACATATTCAGCCGATCAATTCGGCGGCATTATTCTTAATCAGTTTCCCATTATCACGGTTGACCGGGTTTACAGTAACACGGGCGAGGCTCTGGAAATTCAGAACACCAACGCCACAACCACCAACGCAAGCTATTACACAACAACCACGGGCATAACGCTTACCTCGGTCAAGGTTGGGGTTGTCTCAACTAATACTTTCACTTGGGCCGACTATGCAACGGTTACTTCGGTGCAGGCGGCAATTGATGCGTTGGCCGACTGGACAGCCACGGTGCAAGGTTCTTACGGGGCGTATGCCACGATTGACCTTCTACGGGATCAATACGGCAACGCCAAAGAAGCCAATGGGGTAAGGCTCTGGTTGCAATCCGATAACCGTTGGTTTGTTGATGACAAGGACAAGGGCTTGATTGAAGGGGAGTTTTCAAGGGGTGGCCAAATTCGCTTTGTCTATACCGCTGGCTTCGCATTGAAAGATGTTCCCGAACCCATCAAGCAAGTAACAGCAGAGTTGGTAAAGGATATGTTCACGGGCGGTGATTCCCAAATTCAATCAGAGAATTTAGGCGGGTATTCTTATTCTCTTGCACAAGGGGCGGTACAACGCTTGCCTCTTTCGTCTCGTGAAATTCTGGCCCTTTATAAAGATCGGAGGGTTTAAGAATGCCAAGAGTACCGAGGCGGTTGATGATTCACAAGTTTGATTTGTACGCATCGACCATTACACAAAACAGCGAGGGCAGAGCCTCAAAAACTTATGCCCTAAGCAAAGACGAAATACCTTGCAACTTTCAACCAGCAACATCGGACGTTGTGCAAGACTACGAGCGGAATGATGAAGTTGTTTCCGCCTCTGTCTTTCTAATCGATGTTGCAACATTCGATCTTGCAACGCCTGAAAATCGGATCGTCTTTAATGGAACAAACTACGAAATTATAGGCAAACAGAATTTGGCCAACCTCAACAGGGTTTACCGAATAGACGTAAGCGAGGAAATACAATGAGCAATTTTGGAATGAAGCCACAACAAGGCAAGACAGCAGAACATAAGCCCTTCATTATTCACAAGCAATACATAAGCATTGATGCTTGCGAAACCATCGGGCCAGAATTATGCACGCTGGTTAAAGCCGCTTTGAGCAATCCTAGTTTTCCTCTTGAGGTAGACAACGGGCAATTGTTCCTTCGTGTTGATATCGCCTTTCAGATTGAACCCAACACGATACCGCCCGCCGATCATTACACGATTGAGCAAGACGGATCAATTACCGTTGGCGGCAAAGCCAAGAGCGAACCAAAACCAAAGATCAAGCCCAAGGCAACAAAGCCCAAGGCGACACCAACAGCAAAGGCAACCAGTAAAAAGCCACGAGCAAAGAAGGGGGGCAAATGAGTTTAACAGGGGCATTCATTACACGATACAACGACGATGCAGACAGCGACATTACCGCCCTTCGTGATTTGGTGGGAACAACCAAAGCTTGGGCAGATATTGCCATCGATTCCAAGGCCACGCCCTACCTCGTGATTAAACACGTTACAACGGCTCTTGAAAGTGAAACCAAGGGACAAGGTAAAAGAATCATGGATGCCACGGTGCAAGTTGATGTTTGGGAAACGGGCGGCGATGTCGACGCTATCCTCGATCTTGTCGAGGCGGCTTACATCGATCACACCATTACGATTACCGGTCGCAACCATTTATCAACCCATTTAAGCAACCGCATGGTTGAACAAGAGAAGATCAACCTTTGGCATGGGCTGGTTGAATTTCGGGTGCTTTATGAAAAACCATAACGGCACACTCTTATAGAGAAACATTCTTTCTTAACTCTTACAAGCCTTTGTTGCCAAAGGCTTTTTTTATGCCGCCAAAAAATCAAACAGCAGGGATAGATACCAACAGAAAGGAATTTTTTATTCGAGGTATTTTCTATGGCTGCAATCAGCGGATCAGCGGGCGACATAACGGTAGGCGGCACAGCCGTAAAAACAAAGTCTTGGAACATGAATTTAGTGCAAGACGAAATTGATATTACAGACAAAGCCGATTCGGGTTGGCGGGCGTACACGGTTGGACTAAAGCAAGCAGAAGGCTCGCTAGAGTTTGATATGGATACCGGCCTTCACGATACAGGGACTTTCCCTTTCCCATTCGACTCAGCAAGTGCGGCATTTGTGTTGAGCCTAAGCGATGGCACAAACGATGGCGGAAGTTTCAGTTTTACGGGTTTCATTTTCAACCTTGATTTTTCAAGCCCGGTCGATGGCGTGATTACCGTAAGCGGTTCTTACAAGAGCAGCGGCACGGTTACTTACACCCCGTAATTTTTCCAACAAGGATACTCTTATATTATGAGCAAAGTAACCGCAACATATTCAATTGACAGCAAGGAATATACCCTTACCGAATTGACGCACGGCGATTGGATATCTCTTCAAAAGTATATCCAATACCGCAACTATACAATCTTGAAAAAAGACGTTGAACAAATGCCAGAGGTTGAAACCCTCTTGCCCGATGTTCTGAAAGAATGTGCAACCAATCCTATTACGATGGATCAATTACAACAGCACATGGCGTTACCCGATGTTATGGCCGAATTCGTTTACCTCAGTTTACGCCATTACCATCAAGGTATTGAACATCAAGAGGTTGAAGAAATTCTAACCATTAACGCTGTTGCTGAAATCATCCCCTTGATAATGGGATTGTCTGGCATCGTTGACGATGGAAGCGATAGCAAAAAAAAAGCAACTCCGAAACGTCAAAGAAAGAAACCTTCCTAACAACTGAAGAGTTGTATTACAACATGGCGTTTAATTATGGTTTCACGCCATGCCAAGTTGACGAGATGAGTTTACGCCACCTTCGGGCAATCTCAGGCGAACCATCAAAGCCCCAAAAAGAAGGGCATCTATCACGCCAACAAGCCGCCATGCTCTGGCGTTCTTGGGATAAATCGAGCCAGCCTTAATAGATACACAATAAGGCAACATGCGTTGCCTCAATATCTAGGGGCGGTGTTTAGTGGCATTTATGGTTGCGGAAGCATTTGTGAAAATTGGGGCGAATTTATCCCCCCTCAAAAGCGGACTATCAAAAGCAAAGGGACTTCTTAAAGGCGGTATCGGTCTTGCATTCAAAGCGGCGGCTGTTGCGGCCACTGTTGGCGTTGCTGCAATTACAGCAGCAATTGCGGGCGGTATCGGGCTTGTCAAACTTGGCAGCGACCTAGAGGAAATGCAAGGCAAGTTTGATGCGGTCTTTAAGGAACAAGCGGGTGCAGCCGAAGCCTTCTCGACTGACCTAGCAAAAGGCGTTGGTCGTTCACGGGTAGAAATCAAAGGCTTTATGAGCGAGTTGCAAGACTTGTTCGTGCCTATGGGTTTCAGCAGAGAACAGGCTCTTGGTTTGTCCAAAGAAGTTACAGCGTTGGGCATCGATCTTGCTTCCTTTAACAATATGACCGATGCCGAAGCCATCGAAAAACTAAACGCTGGTTTGACTGGCTCCCATGAGGTTCTGAAATCCTTTGGCGTTTTCATTAACGACAATACCCTTTCTTTGAAACTGCAAGAATTGGGTTTGGCAAAGAATGCCCAAGTTGCGACCGAGCAAGCAAAAGCAATGGCCCGGTTGCAAATCATTATGGAAAGCACGACCGATGCCCAAGGCGATGCCGCCAGAACAAGCGGCGGGTTAGCCAACCAATGGAAACGATTAAAGGGCAATCTGTTTGATCTTGCTTCGACTATAGGGGCAAGCCTTATACCAGCAGCCCAACAAGTGGTTGCCGTCTTCTCTGGTATGGCTGGTTGGGCAGATACGAACAAAGACAAGGTTTCAGGTTTTGCACAAACATTAAGCGGCGGGCTTGGGCAGGCCATCGAGTTTGTCAAAGGAATTGTCGCAAGGTTGGTTGCAGTCTGGCAAGCAAATTGGGCGGTTATGGGTGAGACCATTACAGCCGTTTGGAATTTCATTATTGCAACCATCGGAGGTGCAGTAACAACAATCATTTCGTTCTATGTTTCGTTCATTGAATGGATCGGCCAACTTCAAAGATCAATCTTTCAGTTTGCCGGAATGAGCGGCGGAGCCTTTACTGAATTCGGCAACAGCGTTAATGGTGTCTTTGCATCAATGAAAGAAATTGCAATTTCTGTATTCGCCACAATTAAAGAATGGGTTGAAGCAATAATCTTTACCTTCCTCAATTGGGATTTGGTAACAGAGAAGTTGGGCGTAAAGATTGCCCAAGCATTTGAAAACATCAAGTTGCGAATAATAAACTTCGCCCAAAATGTGGTTGAACTATTCAGTTGGATCGGTAGCAACTGGCAAGACATTTTGTTTACTGCTTTGGATGCGATGCTTACCGCCATGATTAACTATGGCAAGAATGTAAGAAAGGTTTTGTCTGCCCTTTGGGAAGCAATCAAAACAGGATCAACCGCACCATTTGACAACATCGACTTTACGCCCATTCTCGAAGGGGCGGCAAACACGATAAGCAACATGCCAGACTTCAAACCGTTTGTTGAGACCGACGCCTTCAATGGTCAACTTGATGGCATCGATAAAGAGTGGGAGAAACGAGCCGAACGATGGCGGCAAACAATGGAAGACAACGCCCCCGATATTGGCGAGGCAGCGGGAGAAGGGGCACAAGATGAGATAGATAAAAAGACTTTCAAGATGCCGCCTTTCGATCCTAAGAAATTCGATATCGAAGGAACAGTTAAAGGTAAGGGCGGCAAGAGCGATGCAGGAAGTTTCAAAGGCTTGGCGGCTGTATGGAAAGACGTACAAGGCAAACTCTTAAAGGGCGATGAAGACCTAAAGAAGAAAGGCGTTGACTTGCAAGAGAAACAATTAGCAGAAACAAAGAAACAAACCGAAGCAATCGTTGGAATGACAACGCCCGTTGCATCGTTTGGTTAATAGGGGGATCGATGCCGAATGGTGTTATTTCGTTACAAGAGAACTTAAACAACGACAGCCCCTCGGTTACTTGGGTTGAAGATGCCCTTTGGCTAGACCGTTACACATTGGCCTTCGGGCTTATAGGCGGCTGGCGAAACATCGGCGGCTTTATGATTTGGTTGGCACCAGCCCGCTATATCAACCTTCCCGGTCTTGTCTGCAAAGGTGTTGACGTTTCCCACAATGGAAGTATTGACTCAACAGGCAATTGGGATTTGGCAAGGTTTACCGTTTCATACGGCAAGCCAGATAGTGAAGAAGAAAACAATGTTGATATTGGCGAGTTGGCTTTGGATGTTTCGGCGGAAATGCTTTCATTGCCCAAAGGACAAGGTGCCTTCCAATGGTCAAGCGGGCCAGACTCAGGAAAGAAATTAAAAGAAACAGACATTACCCCACAACTAACAATTCCCATGATGGGAATAAGGTTAAGACGAAAGTTGCCTTTCCTTACGTTGTCTGCAATCTCTTCTTTGATCGGCAAAATCAATAGTAGCACGCTAAATGTTGCGGGGTTTGGCTTCTCCGCCAATTACGTTTTGTTTACGGGGGCCAAGATATCCAAGAAATATACCAGCGATGGCAACGATCTTTGGGAATACGATCTTGAGTTTGTAGCCAAAACATTTTCTTGGAATAAATTTTTTCACAAGAGCGGCTTTCAATCCATCACGCCCAAATTGTACAGCACGGGCAACCTCAATACCTTCTTTACATAAAGGATCAAATGCCATTTAAGCAATACAGAGTGAAAGCAGGGCAACCAATCCTTGCGGCTGAATTCAATAACCTACTCGACGAGGTACACCGCTTGGCCAAACTTGCGGTGCATCCCCCGTTGTTTCTTACACAATCCGCAGCCGGTATGCAGATTGGTTTCGATGGCCCAATTACCGAAGTTGCCTATGTCAAGTTTGAAGCACACGAGGGCGATACTTACCCCGCATCAACAGACAACTGCAAAATATATCCCGCCATCAAAAGACCAAAGGTAAGCCATGTTGAAGCAACAACCTGCACCGATAATCTTACCGACGCTGGCGATACAGACGACGAGAAAGGCGAGGAATTAAAAGTTTGGTCTTTAACCGAACAATTCATTCCCGAAGATACCGTTGCTCTTATCTTTCAAACAAACGGCTCTTGGTTTACCGAATGGGTAAGGGAAAGCGTAAGAGGCAAACTTGATGCACAACTAACCGAAGGCGGCTCTGCTGATATGAGCGTATGGGCTGGTGAGACAACAGACGCCGACACCAACGAAAACATAGAAGTGCATGATTGGTTACTTGGAACAAGCGACACCATAACCGCCGATTCAAAAGTGATTGCCTTCTTCGATAGAGAATCAAAAAAGTATTACGTTGGCTCTGCCCAATGTCCAAACGCATAAGGGGGCCAAGTTGAGGTTTTCGCCAAGTTGTGGTTGTTGCGGTTGTTGCTCTGGCAAGATTGTTGGGCATGAAGGTTTTTTCTATCCCGCCCTTGTGTCTTGTCTTGATGGGGCCGAGCATGTTTCCCAAATACAAGGGACAAACAGCAGCCGATTAAATGATCTTGATCTTCTGTTTATGGGGCCAAATAGTTGCGGGCCGGGAGTAACAACGCCTTCAAGTATGTGGGGAGACGTTCAAGCATGGGTTCAGAATGGCGGGCGATTGTACGTGGCGGGCGAATACGAAGGATGCATAACGTCAACTGGCAAAGACAACATCAATAATTTTATGTCGTCAATCGGTTCATCAATGCGTATTGGCGGCAATGCCTGCAACAGCGGGTGCGGTTTCAATCTTGGAACGGTAGGAACGCCCAACATTGTGCAAGGTGGCTTGCAGGGCATTTGGCTTGCGGCGGCGGGAGAAGTTACAGGCGGCACCCCGCTTGCCCTTACTGTTGCAGAAGGTGGCCCCCCCTGCGATGTTGCCTACCCCTTTATTGCTATCGAGGCTCTTGGCTCTGGATTTGTAATCCTTGTTGCCGATAGCAACGTAGAGAGTTGCGTTGACGGGCTTGGCAAGTCTCTCAACTGTGATTTCTTTTGCCGATGGTGCGATTACGAGGATACAAAAATAATATGAAATGCGACAACCAACCAAATACATCGGGCGGCTTTGTTTGTCCCAATTGCGGGGCAACATCCAACAAGCCCATTAACCGAACTTGCAAGCCAAAGAAACAAACACCAACACCCAACGAGCCAACCGTTCTTAAAGGGCGTAAGGCAATACGGGCTTGGGTGGATAAACAGAAACCCAAACAGAAACAGCCAACCATTAAGAAACAAAGCGGGTGCGGCGGTTGTCGAAAGAAAACAGAACAGCAAGTGCAAGAGCGATTGGCCAGAGACAAAAAGAACAAAGGGAAACTATCTTAAAGAATGGCAACAATTCATTACAGCAACTTTATTAAGATCATCGTTGGGCAAGACGAGGTTGTTCTTGATTTCCATTTGAAAGTATTGGGCAGACCAAACAAACAAGCCCGCATCATTCTACCCCCAACAGAAGCCGCCAAACTTGGCGTTGCTCTGCAAACCTTGTTGGCCACACCAGACGAGACACCCAAACAAAAAACCCTTGACACCAACAAGGCGGCAAGGGGTTTCGATAAACATGAGTAGTGCAATTATCTATTCTTAATAGCAGAGTTGCAGCCCCACCAAAATAATGGGCCTTGGAAAAATTCAGAGCGAGCCGGGAAGAAAATTCAGAGAGCAACACCAACAAAGTTAATAGCAGAACAAGACAGCAAACAGCCCGGAAAAATTCAGGATCGTACCGCCCCCCAACACGCACAAATTTTTTTTGAAAGTTTTTGGCGGGGGGTGGGGGTATCTTTTTTCTTTTGTTCCCCGCCCCTTGTCCCCCCATCGTTTACTCAGAGCCTCTAGGTGCCTCTGTAATGCGTTGTCTTTATTCAATCGCTTGATTACTGCTGTCTTTAATTGAATCGCTTACAGAGCCGCACAGAGCCGCAAGCCTTTAATGATGGGCGACAACTGCAACCTTAACTGCAAGAGGGATGGGCAACTATTGATTGGTGCTTGTATAGTAGGGTGCAACAGGGTTAATAGTCTTGGCTGGTGGTAACGATTACCCCTCGCCTGCCCAGCCTTTCAGAATTTCCAGAATAATTTTTTGGATTTTTTTAGAATGCGTTTGCCGCATACATGCCCTACCGCTATTAACTCTGGTGGTCTGTCTGCTGGTGTGGTGGTGTGTGGTCTGTCTGCTGGTGGTGGTGGTGGTGGTAACCAGTTGGTTACCTTACAGCCCACCAACTATCAACAGCCTTTTGGCCCGCCTCTATTGCATCCCTCAACCTTCCCCATTGCTCTTGCTCTGCCTCTTGCATGGCATGGCTTTCTATTTGGTGTTTGTCCATTGCCTTCTTGTTCAATGCCGCTTGGATTGTTCGCCTTACTCTCTTGGGCTTTGTCCGATCATACAAACAAGCGTTACACAATGACCGATGCTTTCCCGCCTTGCCTCTGCCAACCGCTTTGCTTTCGTCTTGTTCCCCACAGCCCTTGCATTTGAATGGCCCTTTTGAATCAGGGTTTCTAATTTGTGTTTTTCCATTCAATAAACGAGTACGCTCTTGGGCATTTTTGCCGGGTTCTCATCTTGTCGTTGCTGTTCTGGTGGTCTGGTTCATCTCCTTTGCCTTTTTCCTCTCCTCCTTTGCTTCGCCTTCTTTGGTGAATTCTTGTTTTGGCGTACCGGTGCTTCTAGCGTCCGTCGCCCGAAAGTTTTGGCTGCAACCAATCCAATGCGTTCTCTAAATAGATATATGGGAACACAAGCAATGAGTGCGATGGCCCAACGCACAGAAACAACCTTGAGTCGATCCCAATCCATACCCCAGAACACAACTTGTGAAAGCGAATAATCTGGTTTTACGATGTATTGAACTATCCTTGTCGAGTCGCCATCCTTGTATCTAAATGTAAAGTCTGGCAAGTGTTGACAGAACAAAGCAACGATCAGCGGAGTATCGCCCACACGGATTGCACCAACGGATTCGTATCTGTTGGGGGAAAGCCGTTTGTCTGTGCGATTTTCGAGAGCGGCTTTAGTGACTTGCGAGCCGTCGAATTGGCCATATCTAAGAGCACCAACGGCTTTAGTGACTTGCGAGACGTCGAATTGGCCATATCTAAGAGCACCAACCACAGGAGCCTTTATCTCTACAAGTTCGGTATCTTTCGTTCCTTGATTGGAAACAGTTGCCAGAAGAAACTCGACTTCCGACACAGAGACGATTGGCGGCTTCTCACCATCAAAACCCATCCATTCAAGGTCTTTCGCAAACTCAGTATCTGGACGCCACCATTTCATCACGCCTCCCTCTACCTTTAGAATGACGCTTGGAGGGGGCGACCAATAATAAAACCTCACTGCCGTAAATACGAATGCCGCCAGTGAAAGGATAAAGCCATACTTCTTCCAGTGAATTCGCAGAGTCTTCCACAACGCTCTGACTTTGTCATTCATATCAGGGAATAGCCTTGCAGTTACTTTGCAGTTACGGGGTTGATATCGGGGTGTATTCGGGCATATTCGGGCATATTCGTACTTATTTGAAAAATTCTTTTTTGGCCGTTTCAGTCTGTAAATACCGTGTTTTAAGGGGTTTTCAGGCGTTGCCTAGTGATTATCGTCGGCCATGATGAAAATGATGTTGGGCCGATCCGTCGAAGCGGCGCTGGCTTGCTGAGCAACAAGAAATAGTGAAGCGAAGACCGCGAGTAGCAGAGTTGCCAAGACCGCTGTTCGGTAGAATGAATGCCCCAAGAGCGAGCGGCGGCCGGCGGCGAAGGCCGGTTGATCGGCCGGCGGATTGGTAAGAAATTGAAACATGATGCATCCTCTCATTCAAAACACGCGTGCGTCGCGCTCGACTTTCGCTCGCTTACCACTGCGCTATCGGTGCGTAAGAAAGACCACAGGGGCTGCGGGCGGCAAATGCCTTTCGCGGCCCTTTGGCGGCAAGGAACCGAACACGGCTCCCGTCTCATTATCCACATTCAAAATCCTCTGGTCAATTCCCGGCGGCGGGCGCAGTTTCAATGGGGCGAGGCAACGGAAAGGTAGTCTGATCGACGCAGGTCATGTGGGTCTCCTTTCGCAAAAGTGATGTTCTGCGAGAAGAAGATTAACATTGGCCCACATTTTTCAAGAGGGCCTACCGCAGGCGCGCCCCGTCTTCGCTACGCCGGACCGCCCGTGTTTTTACAGACCCAACGACACCCTACCTGCGTTTTGAGCTATTCCGTTTGGGCTAGCCAGAATAAACGCAGACGCATTCGGTTTGCCGTTAAACGAAAAACTCGCCATTTTCAACCGTGAGCGGTATATGTTGCGGTCGATTCTCTATTGGACTCGCGGGAGCTATACTGTAAAAGCTGGCGAGTCAGACATTTTCATCAATACAAGAAATCAAGTCCGCTAGAAATGAACGTGGAAGAACACAATTTTCTGTCTGCGGTTGCGGCAGATGTGGCCAAAGCCTGCGATCTTGACGATTCGCAAATAGGGGCGATATGCAACCGCCTCCGCGAAGAAAAAGGGTATCTTGGTAGTGCTCGCCTAAAAAATATCATTCGCGAGCAGGTGTCCGATGAGAAAGCGGTCGATGCCGTATATCGGCTTGTGCTGGGGTTGCACGAGGCGGGGTATGTGTCTGAAATCGACCTCGAAGAAATTACCTCCGATATTTGGGGTCACAAGGGCGGCGAAGATCTAGACGAAGCGAGATTTCGACAAACGATACGTCAACTCAGCGGGCCGTTCCAAGCAATTGCCCGGCAGGCGAAGGCCATTCGCGTAACGGCCGCCGCCGGTAATCGGCTAACCGAGTTTCAATTTATTTGTGATCTTCGCCCCGTCTACAAAGTTCAGGACCGAAGTGAAATTGAAGGACTCGTACCGCTTACAACCTTGACGATGGAAATGCGCAACGCCAGTGGTGAGAATCACAGGGTTGAAGCGATACTGTCTGCATCGGATCTCGCCGAGCTGGTAAAAGAAGCCGATGTGGCGCGAAAGAAACTCGATGAACTTGCGGCGCTCGCCGCAAAGACAGAACTTCCCATTCCGGATCTAAAAATGACACGACGTCTCGATGCGGAGAATGAAGAATGAGTAACATTATCTTTCGATGTCTACGGTGCGCATAGGCGTCAGGAAAACAATTGTAATTTGAGTTATCTGTACGGTGGTTCACGGGGAATATTGTTATCAAAGCAAAGCATGCGGTTGCGGCTTTGGACTGAGTACGTGTCGGAAATTCCGCCTTGGGCGTTTTTGGCAACTGCGGAAAAGTGGTCTCACGACATTGACGTTGTCGAACCCAAATCTCGACTCCTCGGGTTTGACGCGAACAAGTTCCAGGAAAAGGCGAAGGATTCGTCGCTCGAAATTGCCGAACGC